CCCCCCCCCCCGCTGGTAGTCAAGATCGGCGCCCCACGCGCCGAACCATGGTCGGGCCGCCGGGCGATTCGGCGGCCCGACCACCTACACATTCGCCGCCGCACCGGCCGATTCCGCGGGGAATCAAGGAACCGGCGCGCTCAGCGAGAATCCAGAGCCGTGGCCGAGGTAGAGATCACGCTCACGCGCGACGAGGCAACGATCCAGCTCGGCGAGAGCTACAAGGATGCGATCTCCGGCTTCGCCGGCGTCGCTATGTCCCGGCACGAGTACCTGTACGGCTGCACGCGCATCACGCTGCAGACGCTCTCGGACGCCGGGAGTGTGCTCAGCGAGACGTTCGACGCGCCGGCACTCGTCGCTGTCGACGGGACGAAGTTCGAGTCGGCCCGCACGGGCGGCCCGCGGCCGATCCCGACGCCGCGCTCAACCGGCTGACGCAGGCGTGGCCCGCACGATCCATGTTCATCGGCCGGTGAACGTCCTCTTCGCGCCGATCGAGCACCTGGTCGGAGTCGCGCAGATTCAGGCGGTCATGCCGGCCGACGACGGAGGCGGTCGGCCAGTCGAGATCCCGTTGAACGGTCTCGCGTTCACCGACGCTGACGGCGAGACGCACGTCTTCGTGATGGCCGACGAAGAGCGGCAGTTCACCATCCGCCAGATGACCGGCGGCATCGTGCTACCCAGCTAGACCGAGCGCCATACGCCACGCTCGAGGTAGCCGTGCCAGCCGCCGGCGTTGTCGTGGATCGATGGCGCCACCGTGATTGTGCGGTCGGCGTGCTCGGTGACGTTCCAGCGGTCGTCGAGGCGGCATGGGCCGACGCCAGACGGCAAGCACACCATCCAGCGCGATCGCCGCTTCATGTAGTCGCCGGCGGACAGGTTCCACGGCTTTGTGTTGCCGCGCCGCCGGCGGCCGATCACAGCCGCTGCCCGAGCCGCGCGGCGTAGTGGTGGTCGTACTTGAGCCAGCGGGCGTAGCCGCGCGACATGAACTGCACGTCGACGGGCAGGCCCGTCATGTCGCGCGCGAGCGCGCAGAACGCGAGCTCGAGCGCCGCTCGACGCCGTCCGAGCGGCCAGACGTTCGCGGAGTTCTCGTCGTGGAGCGCGGCGGACCGGCGATGCTGCGGCTGGGGCGCTGCCTTCGCGATCCGTTCGGCGGTGATCTGGTCGGCGCAGTAGCGCCGGTATAGGCGGCCGGTGAGGACGATCCGCACGTCGACGTCGCGCCACTCCTTCGAGACGGCTGCGGTGCCGACGAGGTAGACGTACGCGCCCGGGAACGCCTGCTCGACGAGCTCGGCGAACATGTGCAGCTGCTTGTACGCCGGCTGCCCGACTCCGGTCACGGGCCGCTGTCCCTTCTCGAGCTGCGTCATAGGAGGATCCGCGCGGCGAGTGCGGGTTCGCAGCGTGCGGCGAGGTCGGCGGCTTGGTGGAGGTCGACGTGGGTGGCCGCGGCGAGCTGCTCGGCGTCTGTGACGGGGTAGCCGGCCTCGAGGAGTACTCGCAGCCGCCACATCTCGACCTTCATCGTTTCGCTGCCTGCTGTGGCGGCGTCGATGTCGGCCCAGGTGTCGGAGACGGGGTCGGTGCAGGGGCGGAGCGGGCCGCCGCAGCGGATGCACTCGCTCCGGCCCGGCGGGTAGTTCACGCCGCAGAGAGAGCACCACTGCGACATCGGCTCAGGCGGGGGTTGCTGGTGCTGGCGGGTTGGTCTGCGGGTAGCCGGCTGGGGCGAGCCAGCCGCCGAGGGCGGTGAGGATGACGACGAGCGCGGCGTCGGCGACGTCGGGGACGGGGATCCCTGCGAGGTTGAGGATCCAGACGATGAGAACGGCGATCGCGCCGGCGATGGTGCCGCCGGCGACTTTGGGGTGGATGTCGAGAGCGCCGTTCATTGGACGTGGCACCGGATGACGAGGTGCGTGTGGTGGTGGAGCTTCTTCCACGTCTTCTTCGTGACGGGCTTGACGACGACGACGTGGTGGCCGTGCGTCTTGGTGAGGTGGCAGATCGAGAGCGGCTTCACCGTGTGGTGCTTCGGCGGCGGCTTGGCGGCGTGGGCGTACAGCTTCGTCAGGTGGATGAGGAGTCCGATCGGGTAGTGGTCGCCGGGGTCGTGGTGGCCGCCGCCGCAGAGTCCGAGGTCGGAGTGGTAGACGATGCCGGGCCGGATGATCGTGCAGCCGGACACTTTGCCGCGGCGGATCGGGATGCCGTAGGTCGTGGCCCAGTGCGCGAAGATCCGCGCGGTCGCTTCGACTTGGAGGAGCGGCCATGTGGTCTGGGAGGCGTGACCGACTTGTTCGACGCCGATGGCCCACTGGTTGAAGTAGGCGACGTGCCACGCCTTCAGCGTGGCGGGGTCGACCATCTGGAGGACGTTGCCTTGGGCGTCGTCGACGTAGTTCGCGGATGCTTGCGCGTTGGGGTTCGAGAACCACGCCCGGATCGCTTCAAGGTCCTGGATGCCGGGCGCGTTCGGCGATTCGGTGTCGTGCGCGACGAGCAGCTCGTAGTGGCTGCCGGGGACGCGGCTGGAGAAGTTCGTGGTGAGCGGCTGCACGAGCATCGTCGGCTCGGGCGTCGCTTGCACGTTCGGGTGCAGCTGGTGCGCCGCCCTCGCGGCTGAGGCCTTCAGCTGCGCGACCTGGGTCGGCGTGAGCTGAACTTCGCGCGTGATGTGGCCGCCCTTCTCGGGCTGCTTCACGGTGAGGGTGTCGTAGATCCGGACGCCGACGTGGTTGAGCTTGACGCCGAAGATCGTCTTGTACGCGGCGGCGCCTGCGAACACGCCGAGCGCGAAGAGGACGGAGACGGCGATCGCCGCGGCTGCGGCGTGCGCGACGATGAGGTGCTTCCAGTAGCGGCGCAGCAGAAGCTGCCCCTTCTTGAGGCTGGTGACCATGCTTTGCTCCTGTGGCTAGGTGGTGGCCGGGTGGCCGGGGAACCGGGGGTTCTGGTCGTTGAGTGCGGAGTGGATGCGGCTGACGGCGCGACTGATGTTCGGCGGGTCGCGTTCGAGGTCGCCGAGGATCGTGGCGAGCAACGCGCGTTGGCCGTGCGCGTACATCTGGAGCGTCTCGAACGCCTGCTCGCGGGTCAGGTCGATCGTCCGCTGGAGAGCGGCGATCGTGGCGAGCTGCTCGTCGCGTTCTCGGTCGTAGCGCTCCTTGAGTTCGGAGAGCTCGCGTCGCATCTCGCTGATCGCTTCGCCGCGTACCTGGACGAGATCGATCGCCTCCTCGCGGGCCATGTCGCGCCGTTCCTCTCTCCGGTCCTTGTTCTCGGCCCTTTCTTGGCGGCCCTGGTAGCGGGTGTTGATGAAGAACGCAGCCACCGCGAGCGCGATCCCGAGGAAGCCGCTGAGCGCGCCGGCGTACCAGCCGATCGATCCGACGAGGAACATCAGTCGGGGATCTCGAGCGCGTCGAGTTCCTTGTGCGTTTTCGCGGCCGCGGCGGCCGCGGCGAGCACTCGCAGGTACGCGCGGTGCGTCGTGATCTTGTTCGGGACGGTCGTGCCGGTCTCGATCGCCGCGAGTACGTCGTCGGCGGTCTTGGCGAGCGCAGCGCGGGCGGCTGCTTGCACGGCGGTCTTCTTGTGCTCGAACCCTTCGGCGTGGATCGCGTGGTAGTTGTCGATGTCGTCGCCGGCGAGCGTGACGGTGACCGGTTCGCGCGTCGGCTGCTTGTGGAGCAGCTCCTCGAGCTTGTCGCAGTGCGCGCGGACGGCGGCGACGTCACCTGCTTTCATCGCCTTGTCGATGTCGTCGAGGATCTGCCGCTGCTCGTCCACGAAGACGTGGTCGCTGCAGTCGAGGACGACCGCGGGGGCGGGGGTGTGCTTCTCCAACATGGGTGGCTCCTTATGCCGGGAGGCCGTAGAGGGTGGCGCGGCTACCGGCTTTGAGGTTGCCGCTCGAGGACTGCAGAAGGATCTGCGTGACAGCGTTCGTGCTGCGCCACACGCCGCCGAGGTGCGTCGAGTAGATGATGCTGTTGCTCAGCTTCGCGCTCGCGATCGCGACCGTCGCTTTGTGGTTCGTGGTCTGCGTGTAGTACGGGATGAGGGTGTACGACGCAGCGAAGAGGTTCGCGACCGCGCCGCCCGGCACAACCCATCCGGCCCGCAGCGACGCCTGTCCGAACGCGCCTGCGCCCGAGATGGTCGATTCGTACCAGTCGTAGTTGGCGGCGGTGTCGGCGTTGAACTGCGCCTGGAGGCCGTCGGGGGTTGTGGTGCCGGCGCCGCTGTCGCGCGCATAGGTGACGATGACCAGGTGCGCGAACGTCTGCGGGATCGACGCGAACGTGATGCTCGCGCTGTCGACGCCGAGGATGTTGTCCTGAAGCTGGCGGTAGACGCCGAGGTTGAGGTTGGTCATGATCGCCGACTCCCACAGCGACGGCGGGAAGCTCTGGTTGGCGACGACGTCAGGGACGGTCGTGAAGTTGCCCATGCGGGGCTCCTTAGATGCTTGTCATGGTCAGGGGTGGCTCAGCCGAAGCCGCGGCTGGAGTCGGTCACGAAAGCCGGCAGCGTGGTGCTGAACAGCAGCGTCTGCGTGGCCGGCACGTCCGTGGTGGTGAGGGTCGTGTCGAGCTTCTGGCCGCCGGCGTGGAGGGCCTGGTCGATCCGGTTGACGAAGCAGTCTTTGCCGTTCACGGTGACGCGCTGCGAGACGTCGACGCCGAGCTGTCCCGCGATGGTGGTGGCGTCGGCGTTGTCGACGGTCGCGACCTGTGGCGGGTGTGCGTCCTTCGCCCTGGCGACGAGCAGCTGCGCGAGGTCCATCGCGCGGGCGTCGTCGGGGATGTAGCCGCTGGTGATGCTGGCGATGTCGCTGGTGCCGTATTTCTGGATGCTCGCGGCGTCGGTCGCGATCTGCGGGAGGCCGCCGGCGGTGACGAGGGCGCGGTTGCCGATCAGATCCATGCTCCGCCTCGAGCGCAGCCCGACGAGGCCGGTCTCGAAGTCGTAGCTCGGCGTCAGCTTCGTGTCGCGGGCGTAGCGGCCCTCGAAATGGAACGCGCCGTTCCCGTCGACCCAGAACGTGCTGCGTTCGGCGTCGAGGATCCCCGCGAGCAGCTGCAGCGCGGTCTGCGACCCGTCCGCGGCGTTGAAGTTCATGCGCGTGATCGCCGGGACCGGGTCGACGATCACGTAGGCCGCGTCGTTGAACCCGATCGCCTGCAGCACGAGCTGCACCGCGCCGCTCGAGCTGACGGTCTGCGGCGTGATGACCGGCCGGATACGGTCGAGCCACGTCGCGGTGATGTCCTGGCTCGTGATCGAACAGGTGAACGTGTCGGGGTCGTAGTCGACCTCACTCACGAACCCGTAGTGGCAGCCGATCGTCGTCGCCCAACTGTCGAGGCTCGAGACGAGCCGTACGGGCCGCATGACGTCCTGGTAGCCGTACAGCGGCGACGTCGGGTCGTTCGGGTCGTACAGGTTCGGCGTCGCCGCGTTGAGGAGCTGGAACGACATCTGGCCCGCCTCGATCTGCGCGTTCATGAGAGCGTCACTGCCACGCGACCAGCCGACGGTCGAACCTTCCGCGACGTCGTCGGTGAGGTCGTTGTACGCGCCGGTGAAGAACTCAGTCCACTGCGACGCAAACACGTCGGTTGAGCCGAAGAACGGGTCGGTCAGCGAGAAGTGCAGCTTCCCGGCGATCGCGCCCTGCCAGCCGCCCTGCAACTTCCAATCTGCGATCCCGCCAGCCATCTAGCTCAGCTTCACCCGGACGACCTGGTCGCTCCGCGGCACAAGCGCCGACGCGAGCTTCCGCCCGTCCAGCTCGATGACGACGTGTATCGGCCTCTTCCCTGCCGCACCGATGCTGTCGCCCGTGTGGACCGAATGCGTCGCGTGCGGATGCTTGGGGTGGTGATGGTGGACGTGGACACGCTTCGGCCCCGTCCCGGGGAGGTGGACGGTGTTGCCGGGCAGCCCGTAATGCTCGAGGACCTTGGCGAGCCCGCCGATGACGGCCGCGCCCTTCGCGAGGTTCTCCGTGAACTTGACCAGCGCCGCGTTCAGCGCCTTCTCACGCTGGGCGCGCTCGGCCTCGTACTTCTTGACCGCCTTCGCGTAATCCGCGTCAGCCTTGGCGCGCTCCGCCGTCGCCTTCGTCGCGAGCTCGTCCTCGGTGATCTGGCGTTGCGCGGCGTCGACGGCCTGCTGGTCGGTGGCGAGCGTCGCCGCGTTGGCGCCGGCCGCTTGATCGGCGACGAGCTGGGCTTGTGCCTGCGTCAACGCGTCCTGGAGCGACTTCTGCTGGTCCGCCTGCTGCATCGCCTGCAACGCCGCTTCCGCCGGCGTCAGACGCCGGTTACCGTGCGCGTCGTTGCCCTGGAAGAACTGCGGCGCGATCACGTTCTGGATGTGCGCCTGCGTCGCCTTGTTGAACGCCGAGTCGGCCTTCGACTCGATCTTCGACAGCTCAGAGCGAGCCCACGACGCAACCGCCGAGCTGACCGCCTTCTGCACGCGCGCGATCTCCCCGTCAACCGAGCGGAGCTCAGCCTGGATCGCCGCGCGCTGCTTCCCGGTCGAGTGCTTCAGCTTCTCCTCGAGCTGCCTGCGCGCCTCCTCGAGATCGCCGAGCTCCGTCTTCAACCACCGCACCGCCACAAGGCCGTGCGCGGTCGTCGCGTGGTTCGCTGCGTTCGCGATCAGATTCCGCAGCCCCTCCGAAATGAGATTCGACCCCGTGATCGCCGCCGGGACCTTCGGCTTCGACGGCGTCGACGTCGACGACCCGCCGCTGCCACCGGCCGACGGAGTCGGCGGCCCATACGGCGAGTCGGGTCTGCCCTTCACGATCGTCATGCGGAACACGCCCCTCACGGGGTAGATGCCGATTCCCTGGACGCCGGATCCGTCGTGCGAGTTCTCGTACGCCATCACCCGCGCGCCGCTCCCTGATCCGGACACGACGATCCCGGCGTGACCCGGCTGCGGCTCTCTCGTCAGGTTGTCCCAGTAGACGAGGTCGCCGGGCTTCGCGCCGTCGACGCCGACGTCGGTGGCGGACCAGTTCCCGCCGGCGCCACGCTGCAACGCCGCGAACTGCGACGCCGCGGACCCGTACGAGAACCCCTTGACCCCGGCCCGCAGCAGCGACTGATAGATGAACCCGGAGCAGTCGAGCGCCGACCCGAATTTCACCTGGCCGCTCGTGTGGCCGCCGCCCAACTGATAGGTCCCGCCGCCCGTCCCGCCGTACTTCTTGCCAGCCTGAACGATCCTGTGCCCTTCAGCGGCCCCGCCGCCGCCGCCGCTTCCCTTGCCGTGCGCGGAAATCCCAGCCGCCTGGTACAGCTGCGCGACCGAGATGTGCAAATCGTGCGCCGCCTGAGCCGCGCTGATCGGCTCCGTAGAGCCGTCGTTGAACCCGACGAAGAACGCCTTCTTACGGTCGTCGTAGAAGATGTCAATCGGCCGCGAGCTTCCTTTCCCCGGCCCCCCGGACAGCCCGCTACTCGCGGCGTTACCGAGGACGTGGTGGTGCGGGTTCCCATCGGTAATCCCGGTTTCGAGACCGCCGTTCGGCATCTTGTCGGTGTAGGCGTGGATGACGAGATCGATGCCTACGGCCGCGAGCGCCCCTTCGGGCCCGCCGAACGTAAACCCGACAAGACCCGCACCGAAGAGTGACTCGAGGAACCCCTTGGCGCCCTTATCGCCGGTCGACTTGATTATCATGTCGAGGCCGAGCGTGAGCGCCCCCATTTTTGCGAGGCCTTTCAGGTTGCCGAGGAGCTTCCCGGAGAGCCCTGACGCGCCGGAGAGGCCGGCCCCGGACGTGGCGCCGGCGGCCGCTTCGGAGCCGATGAGCTTCTGGATGGGGCTGATCCAGCCGGAGACGGCGGAGGCGAACTTGAGGCCGATGATCGCCTCGAGGACGGTCTTCCAGCCGCCGAGCATGTGAACGATCGGATCGACCGCGTCGAGAAACTGCTTGCCGGCGTCGTAGGCGTCATGCAGGCCCGTCGAGAGGTCATGGATTGCGGTCTTGACGTCGTCGGTGATGCGCTTCTGGTTGCTGCTCTTCGACAGCCAGTCGTCGACGAGGGTCAGGTACTTCGTGACGGTCGGGAGGAGGTCTTTCCCGATGGTGACTTCGATTTTGTTGAGCTCGGACTGAAACTCCTTGAGCTTCCCCTCCGGCGTGTGGGCGAACGCGTCGGCCTGGCCTTTGATCCGCTGCGTCAGTTCGTCGTAGAGCACCTTGCCCTTCTCCTGCGAGATGGTGAGGCCGTCGTGGGCGGCTTTCTCCTCCCAGACCTTCTTCGCGAGATCGGGGAGCGCGAGGCCGTACTGTTTCGCGGCGCGCGTGTTGCCTTCCTGAAGCAGGATGAGACCCTTCGTCGCGGTTCCGAGGTCCTGCTTGCTGGTGCGGGCGAGGTTCTCGGCGACGACGAGCTCGCCGAGCGAGTGCTTGGTGGCGCCGAACGCGGTGATGAGCTTCGCCTCAGCCTGGCGTGTCTCGTCGTCGGTGAAGCCCCTCTTCCGCCCGAGCTCTTCGTACCGTTGGAGGATCGGGAGGAGATCGCCGAGGTCGGCGTGCGCGTTCTTGATCGCCTGGTTGCGCTGCCCGATCGACGTCTGCGCGGCAAGGACGGCGTCGAGGGACTTCTTCAGCCCGACGAAGCCGAGGTAGCCGGCGCCGAAGAACAGGGCCTGCTTCGCGAACGCGAACATGCCCGACGACGCCTTCGACCAGGCAGCCCCTGACTCCTCAGCCGACCGGATGTTCTTGGCGGCGTAGCCCTGGTTGAGCCGGGCGAGCTGCCCGTTTGCCTCGGCGGCTTTGCGGGCGGCGATGATCTGCTCGTCGGAGCCCTTCACCGCGGCGTCCGCGGCCTGCTGGTAGGCGACGGCGAGCTTCTTGAGGTCTTCCCGCGACCGCACGCCGGCCTTGACCTGCGCGTCGGCGGCCAGTGTGGCGTCGCCGCCGAACTGCGCGAGCAGCTTCCCTGCGCGGCCGAGGGCCGCCTCGAGCTGGTACGCGTCGCCGAGGATCCGGACTTCGATGTTCCGGCCGGGCGCCATCAGCTTCCGCCCCCCGAGACAGCCGCGATCTGGACGGTGGTCTGCGCGACGAGCGAGTCATGCTCCCACGGCGTCAGCTGTCGCATCTGCCACGCCTGGATGTGGAAGTAGTGGGCCATTGCGGGGTGCCAGTCGTCGCGCGGGTTGCGCGCGTACAGCCGGTCGATCTCGTCTGCGGTTAGACCGCGCCCTTTGGCTTTCGCGGCCGCCGACTCGTCGCGGGCGCCGCGGCGTCGGCGGCGGCCGCTGGGGGGCTCTGCTCGCCCTCCGCGGGTTCGTCGGCGACCGGGGTGCCGATGAAGTCGACGATGAGGTCGTCGAGGGTTTCCTGTCCGAGCGTTTCCGGGTCGAAGTCGACTTCGGCGCGGAGGAGAGACACGACCGCGAACCCGAGCGCCGTCTTGGAGTCGACGCCCATGAGCTGGCTTATCGCCATCTGGCCGACGCTGACCCCGGTGACACGTTCCGCGAACGCGGCCTCGTCGTACGTCCATGTGCCCATCTCCGCGAGCGGCACGACGGTGCCCTTGTACGTGACGGTCATCTTCCTCACGGGTGACTCCTCTGTCGGTTGATTCCGCCGGAATCGGCGGGAAGCGCGCGGAGGGAGGTCGCGCTTCCCGCCGACCATGCGGCGGCGCCCGCCGGAGCGGGCAAGGTGACGTGCAGCCGCACCGGGTTAGATCGCGGCGTCGGTGGTGGTGTAGACGGCCGTGATCGGCTCGGCCGCGCCGTTGTCGAGGACGGTGAACGGCGTCGGCGCGTCGAGGATCCCCGACTTCGCGGTGACGGGCTTCGGCCCCTCGAGCCGGCACGCCGGCATCGTGACGGCGAGCGACCCGGTCGTCCCTGTCCAGGTGAACACAATCGGGAGGATCGTGTTCGCCGTGAAGAGCCCATAGGTGGTCCAGTCTTCGAACTCGCCCTCGAGGCTGCCGGTGACGGGGCTGGGGCCCTGCCAGAGCGGCTCCTTCTTCAGCGTCGACGACCGCGTGAAGTAGCGGGAGAGGTTGAGGTTGCGGTCGATCTTGAAGCTCGCGCTTCTCGGGTTGAACGCGGCCCCGTTGACGGTGATCGCGAGCTGCCCGTCGTGGAGCAGTTCCTGCGCGGCCGGGTACGACGCGGTGGCGAGGGTCTGGTTCGTGACGTCCTGGTTCGCGTCGACGCCGAGCTGCAGCTGCGCGTACTGGTCGAGCGCCTGCGAGATGGTGCCGTCGGTGATCTTGCAGCCGTAGAAGTCGTGCGGCTGCACGACGATCGGGACGACGGAGCCGGGCTTGCCGATCTGCGTCGTCAGCGACAGACCGACGCCGTCTCCGAGCGTGAACGTGTGAACGTACGGGCCGACGCCGGTGATGACGGGTGCCTTTCCGAACAGGTGCTTGAGGATCATGCTGAACCCGTTGAGGCCGAGATCGAGGGTGATCGGGCCGTTCGCGCCCTTGTTCACGGCGGACTGGTTCGCGGAGCGCTGCACCTTGTAGCCCTTGCGGAGGCCGGCGCTGGCGCGGAAGTTCTCCTGGCGGCTGATGCCTTCGGAGACGAACTCGAGGAACCGGGTCGGAGCGACCCTGGTCCCATACACGGTCTCCTCGGCGAAGCCCGCTTGATTATCCTGAATGGTTGCCATTAGTCGTCAGCTCCGTCCGCCGCGGCGGGGTCGTCGGTCTTCTTCTGGGCGGCCGCGGTCTGTTTCGGCGTCGCCTTGATCCACTGCGGCTGGTGCGTGGGGTCGTCGTCTGTGCTGTCTTGGCCCTGTTCGAGCAGGCCTTGTGCGATGTCGTCGGGGAAGTCGACGGGGGCGCCGTTGCGTTCGGCGATGTAGTCGCCGTAGAGGTCGGTGGGAACATCGACGGCCTCGTGCGGCCCGATATAGATCAGTTGCATGGTTCGGCTCCCTTTCTCGAGGAAGTCGGTCGTTGGTGGGACATGGGGAAGAAGGGGTTAGGCGAGTTCGAGGCCGCAGTCGGCGGCGAGGAGCTCGAGGGCGTGCTGGACGGCCGGGACGAGGCGGGATTCGCCTTGGACGGCTGCCGGCCAGAGGAACGCGCGCGGCCCGACGTGGCCTTCGCCGATCCCGTGCTGCGCGATGAGGCGCGTCCCGATGGTGGAGCGGTTACGGATCCGGACGCCGGACGACCACTGGTTTCCGCGGGTCACGGATCCGCCGTACTCGTAGATGGCGGGGTAGTTGAACCCGCCGGGGTAGGCAGGGCTCGAGCGTTGGGCGGTGTCGGTGATGTAGGCGTAGCTCGACCGCCAGCCGGCCTGGATCCGGTCGATGAGTTCGCCGGAGTCGTACAGGCCTTTCTCGCGTGCGATGTAGACCGCGAACGAGGCCGCCTGCTTCGCGACGTCGACGAGCCGCTCGCGCAGCTTCGTCTTGATGCCGGACTGGAACTGGTCGAGGCCGGCCATGACCGCGGCGAGGCCCTCGACGGCGATCTCGCCGGTGATCGGTGCGTTGTCGGTCATCAGATCCGCTGCTCGGCGTGAACGGTGACGGTGAGGAGCGCGCCGCGCGCTTCGTTGCCGGCGAGCTCGACCAGGTCGACGGGCCCTTCGATCTGCGCGACGCGGACGGTGCCGGTCACGGTCGGGTCGGTGCGGAGCTGCGCCTCGAGCTCGCCCATCAGCGTGAAGGCGCGTTCGGTCGCGGTCTTCTGGTCGGCCGGCTGGACGCCGGACACTTCGGTCTTGATGAGGACGGTGAGCGAGAAGTCCTCTTCGCGGCTGCGGCGGCCCATCTGCGCGAGCTGCTGGCTGCCGCTCACGTCGGCGAGCCAGATGTACTCCGGCTCGGGGAGCGGGCCGGGGTAGCCGTAGCTGACCTGGACGCCGGTCAGGCCGGCGCGCGCCTGCAGCTGCGTCAGCAGGGCCGCCTTGAACGCCGGGATCGTGGAGGTCGACAAAGTTAGGCGCTCCACCGCGCGTAACGCTTGATGCGGTTGAGGGCGACGCGGGGGATGTCCCACGTCGCGGGCAGGGACGGCTGCACGCCGGGGTCGCCGCCGTGGAGGCCGCCGAGGTCGTTTCCGGGGTTTTGGCGGAGCCAGCTGCGGACCATGAGCACGACGACGCCGCGGACGTCGTTGTCGACGGTGTCGGTCGTCCACAGGCCCCAGTTGCCGGTGACGCGCAGCTGCGCGTACCCGAACCGGATCTCGAAGTTGCTGGTGAGGACGAGGTAGCGGCTGAGCCGGATCCGCTGGTAGCTGCCCTGCGCCGCAACGAACGGCTCGAGCGAGTAGTCCACGTTCGCGGCTAGCGCGATCGGGCTGGTCTGCTCCGGGTGAAGAGCGACGCTCGTTGCCGAGCGGAGATCCCAGGGCGCGAGGTCGACGACAACTGAGCCGTCGACCTGGCGCGCCTGAGGATTGACCTGTACGACCCTGCTTACGCCGTCCGTGTGCGGTGCGAGCTCGCGCTCGAGCCGTCCCATGAGGGCAACGCTCGCGTCCGTTATCAGCGCTTGGATGATCGCGTCGCGCGAGCCGGTGCCCATCGTCGCCTCCGTGGAGGCTTTGACGTCGGCGAGCGTGCAGAGGTCGCGAGGGTCAGCAGCCATTAGGTCTGCATGGCTCCTTCGCGGAGGATCGTGCAGCCGTAGACGCCGCCGGTCGTGGCGCCGGCGACGGTGACGACCGCGCGGAGATACCGCCTGCGGCCCTTGTAACCGACGAACTGGTTGGTCGCGGACACGAGCGCCACGAAGGCGCCTTCGAGGTCGCCGGCGACGACGTCAGTCCACGTCGCGTTGTCGTCGCATTCCTGCAACTTCGGCGTGTGTGTGCCGTCGGTGATGACGCCGACGCTGACCAGGCAGATCGCGCCGTTGTAGCCGGCCAGATCCGTCGAGGCGCCGTTCGCGGTCGCGGTGCGCGCCTGCGGGGCAAGCGACGCGGCCTGGGCCGCCTTCTTCTTCGGGTTTCCACCACTCATGTGGTTCTCTCCTGCCGGCCTACGAGGCCGCGTGGACGCGTCAGTGCGCTCTTCCACGGCGGCCGCGGCCGCCGGCTGTTCTTCGTGGGTGTGTCGGGAGAAGCCGTCCGCTCGTCGCGGTTCGGCTTCTCCCGGTCTGGCTTGCTCACGCCTGGACGAGCTCCAGCAGCGCGGCCTTCTTCTCGGCGTTCGTGGTGACGTCGTCGGGGAACTCGAACCCGAGATCCGCGGCGATCGCGTCGAAGTCGGCGGCCTTCTTCGCCTTGCCGATCTTCTCTTCGACCGACAGCGGACCGTCGACGTCGTCGTCGCCGTCGACGTAGGCGTTGACAGCCGCGATCTCGGCGTTGACCTGCTTGATGCGGTTCTCGTACCGCTGAACGCCGATCTCGTCTCCGGTCGTCTTGCAGGTCTCGATCTTCGCCTTGTAGCCGGCCTTCTCGTCCGCGAGCGCGGCGAGGTAGGTGGCGACCTGATCGGTGTTTCCGTAGTTGCTCATGTTCTCGGGGTCTCTCTTTCTCGATCCCTACGCGGGCGCCCCGGCTTGCGAGGCGCCCGCGGTCACGGGAGTGGTTAGAAGCTCGGCGTCACCAGGCCCGTGCCACCGATGGTGCAGGTGGACGCCGGGAAGCGGCCGAAGGTCGCGGCGACGTACGCGTAGACCTGGAACCGGATACCGAGGCTGCCGGAGAGGATCTCCTTCAGCACGCGGACGTTCTGGTCTCCTTCGAACAGGAGGTGGTCGTTCATGACGGTCGCGACCATGATGTCCTGGTTCGTGCCGCCGCCGAGGTTCGTCGGGATGTTGAGGTCGAGGAACCACGGCACCGCGAGGATGTTCGTGGCCGGCCCGTCCTGGTTGACGTTTCCGTCTTGGATCCCGAGCGCGTTGTTCGGCCCGTTCGACGCCGGCACGAAGAACGGCCGGTTGTTCGCGTCGAGCTGAGATGCGGCCCACAGCCACCGCTGGCTGTGCGACCAGAACGCGTCCGGCATCTTCTTACGCGCGTTCGAGACGGTGTTGAGTGCTCCGGCCCACTTCGGCCAGATCTCCGGGATCGTCGGCGTCGCGTCGGTGTAGGTCACGGCACCGATCGAGCCGGTGTTGAGGATCCCGAGCAGCTGCCCGGCCGCTCCGGAGCCGTTCCACAGCTGCGTGTCGAGCTGCAGCGCGTAGTCGGCGAGGAGGTCGGCGAACATGATCTCGTCGAACGCGATCGGCGACTGGTCGAGCAGCTGCATCGAGCTGTCGATCTGGCCGGCGATCGTGCGCACGGGCGCCGATACCGTCGCCGTCGTCGGATCCTGTGCGGCGACGTTCTGGTTGTCACCCGTCTGGACGCCCGTCAGACCTCCGAGCGTGATGCGGGGGACATTGATGTTGTCCGTGCCGGGCGGGAGCGGGATGTTGCGGAGTCGGTCCGCGAACGGCCGCCCTGCGCGCGCGTACGCGGCATATTCGTCGAGAAGCCAGATCGGCGGAACGAATTCGCCGCCGCTGCCGTCGACGCGGTTGATGGCGCGACGCTCTACGCCGCGCTTCTCGGCGAGGTTGATGCCCGAGCGCTGAAGTGCGCGAGCGACGTCAGGCGACGTGCGCTCGAGCTCCTCGACGAGGTTCTCAAGCTCGCGGTTGAAGCTGCGCTCGCGTACGTCGCGGCGTTCCTTCAGCTCGATGTCGGACTCGCGGCGGTGCGCCTCGAGCCGGGAGCGTGCGCCTGCGAGATCCTGGCCCTTGCCGAACTCGTGCCGGGCGAGGTCGAGCAGGAACGACCGCTTGCCGTCCGGGCCGCCGTGCCGCTCGTACGTGAGGGGCTCGCGGGTGACCTGGATCGGTGCTGGAGCGACGTCCTCGTTGCGGGCGCGGAAGATCCGCTCCTCCTGCTTGAGAACGTCCTTCGCCTCAGCGACGCGCACGTCGGCCTCGTCGAAAGCGCGCTCGAGCTCGGCGAGCTGCTCGTCGGTCGTGTCGGCCTTCTCGCGGGCCTCGGCGAATGCCGTGGCAGCGGTCTTGCGCTGCTCGCGTGCCTCGTCGTGCGCGGCGCGGGCAGCCTTCAACTTCGGAGTCTCCTCCGTCAGCATGATGCTCATTGCGTTGGTTCTCCTCTGACCGTGTGGTCAGTCGTCGTCGTTGGCGATGCGTATCCGCATCGCGGTGGCGGTACGAGCCCGCTGGTCGTCCGCTACGGGCTCCGGAGGCGTCTCCGCGGCCGGAACGTCCTCGGCCGGTTCGGGGGGCGTCTCGTCGCCTGCGGTCGGTGCGGGTGGTTCGATGCCCGGCTCGTCGCCGCGACGCTCGAGGAGGCCCGCCAGGTTAACCCCGGCGCGACCGAGCACTCCCGTGAGGGAACGCATCGCCAGCTCAGCCGACGTCTGCGGGTACGCGCCCTGCGCGCAGACCGCGGTGTCGTAGAGCTGGCCGATCTCAAGAATGGTGCGAAGCTCGTCCTCGAAGTCGTTCTCGTCGACGGTCGAGTCGTACTGAGCACGCGCGATCGTGAACGCGAAGCTCATCTGGTCGACGATGCCGCGGTTCATCTTCGCGGCGAGCGACACGACGTCGGGGTCGGCCGGGTCGAGACGCGCGAACACGCGCAACCCCTCGTCGTCGGAGCTGAGCTCGAGGCCGCCGACGCCGTCGACGTTCGTGCGCGCGATCGCGCGGGTCATGTCGTGGCCGATGTTCAGGTGAACGTCCGGGCTGGTGGCGAGGACGGTGTCGAACGCGCCGGGCGCGATGACCTCGCGGAGCCGCCACCACGAGCCGTCGTACAGGATCGTTTCCTGGTCGTAGACGGCGGCGTACCCGGTGAGGGTGAAGCTGCCGTCGCCGGTGCCGGACGCGTCACGGAACTCGACGTCGCGGAACCGGACGAGTGCGTGGCGGGCTTCCACGACGCCGGCGGCGTCGAGGAGGGCGCTGTTCGTGGTCGCGTCGCCGCGTGCGAGCGCGGTCGTTTCGACGATCGCGTTGGGCGCGAGGCCGAGGCTGCGGATTTGCGCCTGCATGCGGCGGCGCTCCGCGAGGACTGCGGAGTCGAGGTTGCTCAAGGTCGTGTTCTCCTAGCCGCTGTCGGCTGGGTCGCTGTTGTCGCCGGCGCCAGGGTTCGGGGCGCCGCCGACCGGGGTGATGAGGAGCTTGTCCGCGTCGGGGTCGCTGCTGCGAGGTAGGTTGACCATCGCGCGGCCTTCGTTCGCGGTCATGACGCCGACCTGCTTGAGGCTGTGGATCATGGACGCGATCGTCGTGATGTCTCCCCGGCGGAGCTCGTCGACGTCGAAGCGGGCGTAGCGGCGAGCGCCGCGGCCAGTCGTCGGGAACAGGTCGGGGTCTGCGCTGACCGCGCGCTCGATCCGTCGCATGCGGTGGAGGAGGCTGAAGCGGAGGAAGATGTCGGCCCACAGCTCTGCGCTCTTCGGCGGCTGCGGCCGGCCGATAGCGGCATGGACGAGCTCGGCCGGGAAGATCCGCCACATGCGCGCGACGTCGAGCGCGACGAGGTTGGAAAGCTCGACCGCCTGCGAGTCCTGGAGGGTCGGCGCGAGCTGCGTGACGCTCTTGACGTCGCCCCAGATCAGGCCGGGCTTGCCGGGCTGGCCGGAGTGGCGCGCCATCCACGAGTTGAGCAGCTCCTCCCGCTGGATGCCGGTCGGAAATGCGCCGCTGGCGTCGAGGACGATGCCGGGGCTGCCGTCGTTGTCGAAGTAGCGGCCGCGGTACTCCTCGAGCTTGTTCGCGTTGTCGAGCGGGGTGCGGTGCAGCTCGAGCTTCGACAGGCCGGTGGCGGCGCCAGGCATCGGCGACCAGCCCTTGATGAAGATCACCTGGTCGGTGACGTCCGTGACCTGGCCGTCGACTCTCGCTTTAATCACGCGCGGCGCGTTCGTCTTCGGCCGGTCGACCATGAACAGGCGCGGATCCATCGGCACCATCTCCAGCACCTGCCGGCTGCCGCGCGACGTGCGGTCGACGTTCTTCCACACGAACGCGCCCTGCTCGAGCTCGATCGACGTGCTGACGTCGCACCAGAGATCGAAGCTCGTGTCGCCTTCGGCGGGGTCCTGCAAGATCGCGGCCTGCGGCGCGTTCAACACGAGCTCCCGCTCCGAGGCGTCGCCCTGGTAGACGCGCATGACGGGGATCCCGAGCGACTCGGAGACGAGCTGGACAGCGCACGCGACCGCTGCGACGCCGAGCTGCTGCGCGCGCAGCGCGGTCCCGGACAGCGACATCTTCGAGCCGGGCGGCGGGATCAGCGCCGAAGCCTCGAACAGGCGAAGCTCGCGGTCGCCCTGGCGGCTGGAGAGGATCACAGCTGCGCGTCCTCGACGAGGATCTCACGGAAGAACACGCTCGCGACCGGGACCTCGTAGACCGTGCCGCGCGGCGTGTCCTCGACGCTCTGAGTCGAGTCGACGACACGCGGCCGCTCGAGGACGTAGTGCGGACCGGCGAGCGTGTCCACGACCCCCGTGAGGAGCCCCTCGAACGTCATGTCGATCTTGCCGCCCGGCCCGATCGCCTGCAGCCGAACGAATCTCGCCGGCGGCGGTGGCGGTGGCGGAGTCTTCTTCGTGAACCAACCCATCAGCCTGCGCCTCCCTGGAACGTTTCGGTGGAGTTTTTGCCCGTTTCCGGGGCGTCGACTGCGACTGCGAAGCCGCCCGCGAACCCGTCGGTACGGGCGTTCAGGGCGCGCCAGGCGGCCATCACGGACGCGGTTGCGGCGTCGATGGGGAAGTCGCGGCCGGGCTTGTCGATCTTGTCGAACTCCTTCGTGCCGACCATCGACGTGACACCGACGCAGTTGCCGAGATGGCGGGCGAGTACTTCGTCGCCGTCGTGCGCCCACGTGGCCTCGTCGACACCCTTGCGGAAGGCGCGGACAGCGTCCTTCATATCGTTCGAGTTCGGGTGCATCGGCGCGATCGTGAAGCCGGCCCGGGCGAGGTGGTTGGCCTCGGTCACGAAGTACTGGTCGTCGAACACGATCTCGCGGATGCGGTAGTCGCGGGCGAGGTCGTGGATGTACGGCTCGACGAGTTCCTCGTTGCGGAGGATCGTGTCGCGCACGTGAACATGCGCCGGCTTCGCCGGGTTCGTGGACCAGACCTTCGCTTTCAGATGGATCCGGCCGTTCGGGCCGCGCCAGCCGTAGACGACGGCGGTGCAGTCGCCGCTGTAGGCCGCGTCGATGCCGACGAAGATCTCCGCGCCTAGCGGAGCCTGAGCCAGGTCGGTTAGACCGGCCCAGGCCCCGCGAGGCAGCCAGGGGCGCAGGCCGCGCGTCGGCTGGTTCATGTGCAGCCGACGCCAGGCGCCCTCGTCGGCGCCGGGCCTGTGCAGAAGAGCGATGATCGCTTTCGGGTCGAGCGTCGAGAGCGGGTTGCAAGCGCGGACGAGCGCGGGGTTCTCGATGTCGCGGTCGTCGTCCTCGGGCAGCCCGTACCAGTGCATGAGCGTGCCGGAGTCCTCGTCTTCGAGGATCGCGAGGCACCCGTCGCGGGAGACGCGCAGCTTCGGGTGGTTCATCGCGGCCTGGTGGAACTCGGCCAGCATCGTCCCGTAGTCGAAGTACGCCTGCGAGATCGCGACCATCCACGACTCCGGGTGCCGCTTCTGCAAGGCCTCGCTGATCGCGTTGAATCCCTCGCGCTGGTGGGGGTGCTTGAACTGCCACCACTCGTCGACGATGCCGGCGCTCGGGTTGATGCCGTGCGCGTTGAAGCCCTCCGACGACAGCAGCGAGTACTCGCCGTCGGTGTCGGGGCACCGGATCATCTCGGCGCTCTTCTTCAGGAACCGGCCGAGGTCGCCGTCCTTCATCGACTTGTCGATGAACTTGTGCGCGAAGCCGGCCTGCGACTTCGCGCCGGCGATCCCGAACACCTCCGGCACGTCATCGATCGGCGGATCCATGAGCGCGTTCACGCCGAGCACCGCCGCGATCGGCGTCTTGCCGTTCCCCTTAGGGATCCCGTACAGCCCGAACGTGTAGACGCGGCCGCCAGACGGATGCCGCCGCCAGAACGGACGGATGAAATCCTCCTGGAAACCCTCAAGCCTGAACGGCTTCCCGGCGCGCGCGCCGGCGTAGTGGCGAAAGAACCGCGGGAAGAAGTTGACGACCCGGTCAGCGCTCCGCGGCGGACCCAGCGTCTGCAGCAGCTCAGGGAGACTCTTCCTGGTCCGCGCCTGCTTGTGATGGAGCTCCGGGATCGCATTGGCGAAATCGCGGGCGAAGCGACGACGCGCGAGGTCTTGGCTGGCGTCCTTGTAAGCCTGCTGAATGACGGAGAGCGTCTTCCAAGGGACGAGCGGGCCGTCGAGCATCTGCCGATGCCGCTCAACGCGAAAGGTGCCGTCACGGATGAGCTCGCGAAGATCTTTCTGCCTAGACACATCAGCTGCCGCTCTTGCGCTTCGCGTCGCGCCACGTCGTGATGTCGGCCGGGTCGACCCGCCGCGCCGCGCGCAGCTTCTTCCGCCTGGCCAGCTTCTTCCGCTGCAACCGCCGCTGCTCCGCCGCGAGCCGCTCGCTGGCACACGAATCCCACTTCTTGCGCCGCAGATCGTGACGCTGGCCGGCCATCAGCTAGCCGCTCCGACTGCGACGATTCGCGCATGGGGATCGTGAAGCTGAGCTGCCATGACTGCGGTGCGGAACTGCTCTGGCAGCGGCAGCGAGGTCGTCGGCCGAAGTACTGCGACAGCTGCAAAGCCGAACGCCGTCGGGAGCTTCGCCGTCTTCGTGTTCGTAGCCGCGTCACGCTCCAGGATCGTCCCTGCATCGACTGTGGCGCCACGGTCGTCCGCGTGGGGGCAAGAGGGCAGGTCCGGAAACGCTGCCGCGCCTGCCGCCAGGCGCTCATCATCCGTCTTGGACGTCGTACCGCCCACTGGGGGCGTGTGCGTGCCGAGGTCTTGAGGCGAGCGAATGGACTCTGTGAACGCCGCGATGTCGGCTGCATGATCGTGGCGACAGGCGTTCATCTCGACCGGCCGGATGGGGACCATCGAAGGGCCGTGCCTGAGCAGTGCGTCGCGATCTGTGGCCGCTGCCATGCGCGTCTTCATGCGCTAGAGCGCTCCGTTGCCTGAGCTGACGCACTGGCGATTTTCCCCAGTGCGCGCGCTCCCCTAGGCGCGGGGCGCGCGGAGGTTCTCGCTGTATGACCCACCCCCCCTTGGGGTCGGCTGCGTCGGCCGTCGACGACGCCGTGGCAGTGAGCGCACGCGCTCGTGAGATCGTCGACGGCCGCGATGTCGTGGTTGCCCTCGAGTTCAGGGCGGAGGTGGACGCTCGTCGCGAGACCCGTGCAGCCCGCGTCAACGCGGAGCATGCACTGATGGTCGTCGCGCTCGAGCGTAAACTTGCGAAGGGACTGCCAGAGCCACGTCGTGCGGCCGTGCGCGCGACGCTTCTTCTGCCGGCGGCGGCTGTCAGCCTGGAGAGAGTCGCAGTTGTGCGGCTCGCCTGGCATGACGATGGTCCTGCACTTGCAGATCCGTCCGATCACGCCGACACCCCGACCGCTGCAGCGGTGGTCTCGTGCTTGGCGAGGTCGGCGGCGTCGACGCCGTCGAGGCGCTGCTCGAGCAGCTCGAGCAGCGTGTTCGCCTCGCCGCGGCTGAGATCGTTGGCGCTTTCGATCTGCCGACGGAACCGTTGCGATGCCTCGACGAGGATCTGCCGCTTCGTGGTGCGGCGATCAACGCCGTTCGCGATGTCAAGCTCGCTGCACTTCGCATGGAACGCGCGCCGCTGACCGTCCGTCCACGGCAGCGCGGACGGGTCAGGCGCCTGGCCGAGGAGGCCTTGCTCGTGTGCGCGATGCACGGCGGCGGTCATGTTCGTGGCGTCGCCGAGCTTGTCCAGGATCGCGCGGCGGAGCTGCTTCACCGTGCCGGCGGGAATGCCGACCCTCACTGCGGTCGCGTCGACCGTTTCGCCGCGTGCGGCGCCGGCGAGCGTGTCGAGCTCGATCGGCGAGAGGGTGATAGGCAAGGGCGTCTAGGTAGGGATTGCCGGCGAGGCGAGGTGCGGCGCTCGCCTCGCCGGCCTGCGCGCGCACGACACAGCACCCGGGGAAAGACGGGATTGCCGCTCAGAGCGGCTCGCGGTCAGCGCGCGCTCGCAGCTAGCCGGAGTCGAGGCGGCCGCGAAAGTCTGGGAGTGGTCTGATCTCAAGAACACGAAAGCCCGCACGATGGCGGGCTTGAGGTCGGTCCTGTGGCGTTGCGGGAGGGAGGGTACCAAACGGGGTCTAGCTCACCGTGCAAAGGCCGCGCGCGACCGTGGCCTTCGACCCGTCCGTGAGGGTTCCGATCGCGGTGAACTCGGCCGGGGTTGCGAGCGCGCTGGTCTGTGCGGCGGTGAGGTCGAACGAGACGCTGCCGGCGCCGGGTGTGCCGTTGACGGTCAGGCCGGTGCCGATCTTCAGCTGGACGCTGGCGAGCGTCGGCCCTGACCACGGGAACGTGATCGCGCGGCCGTCGGCGGCCTTGTAGTCGTCGCCGGCGATCAGGTCGAGCTTCCCTGCCACCGCGGTCGGCGACACAAGCGTCAGAGAGCCGGTGCCGAGGAGGTCGGTCTTCGCCTTGATCGCGACGACGTCGGTGAGGATGGTGGCGACGTCGGCGTTGTCGGGGCCGACGTAGGCGCTGCTGGCGAGCCGCGAACTGATCGCCGCGTCGAGGAACTGGAGGAGCTTCCCGACGCTGTTCGCTGTGTTGTGGCTCGTCACGACCTCGTCGAGGAGGTCGGACGGGAGGCGCGCCATCAGCGTGACGACGTCGGCGAGGATGGTGACGATGTCCGCGTTGTCCGGGGCCGTATAGCCGGCAGTGGCGAGCCGCGTCGAGACCGCGACGTCGAGCTGGTCGAGTTTCGCGGCGCGCGCGGTCGTGTATTGGGCTCCGTCGACTTCGGCTACCCCGATCACGTCGGTGCTGTAGGCGTACGCGGTTCCGCTGTAAAGCCAGGCAGCCTCAACTACGTCGCCGTCCGCGTACGTGTTGGCGGGGATCTTGACCTCGTACCCGTACGCGATGTCCGGGTTCTGCGTGACCGCCGGCGTCGAGCCGCTGTTGTAGGTCGTGGCCGCGCCGCCGTTGACGCGCACCTTGCAGGTGACGTTCGCGAGGACGGTCAAGTCGCTGCGGAGCTGCGCGGCGAGCGCGAGCGCGTGGTCGCGTGGGTGGGTCACGCTGGCTCCTCTTCGTAGGCACAGTCCTCGCAGGCACATGCGGGAACGTGGTCGAGTTGGTGCTTGTCGCACCGCGGCTCGTCGGTTCCGCTGACGTGGAGTGTGGTTGTCGCGGCTTCGCCGCAGACCCAGCAATGGTCGCGGGGGTCGGTCATGTCCAGGCCACCCAAGGCGGTGACCCCGCCGCCGACGGGACATAGGTGGTGTTGACGGTCAGGTCCGCGCCAGCCGCGCTGAGCTGGAAGTTCAACCAGGGTGCGCCTGACAGCCTCGTCCCTGACGTCTGACCACCCGTCCGAAGATACGTCGGCTGCGTCGTCCCGTAGGAACCTTCCATCCAGACGCCGATGTAGTAGATCGCGTCGGCGGCGGTCGGGCCGAGCGGTGCGGTCAAAGCGACCGCGGTCGGCGTGTTCGCCACCCACGACTTCATCGCTGTCCCGACGTCGGCGGTGACGGCGACGCACTTGAACGTGCTGTCGAGAACGCCGAGCCGTATCGCCGTCGGGTTAGCTCCGACCGGAATGACCGACATCGCCATGATGACGTTCGTGATCGTCGTCCCTTTCGGCACGAATACGCGGGTCCACTGAGCCTTATCCGCCCCGAGCGCCGCCACGCTATTCAGAAGTACGGGATCGCAGGCCCAGCCGCCGTACCCGCTCAAACCGGGAGCGAGAAGGTCGGCGGGTGACATGCCCGCAGCGAAGCTGAGCTGCCCGGCGGCGTTAACGGCAAGCGTCGAGCCGTCAGGCGGGCGCGATCCCTTGTTGACTTCCCAGGTGTCCGTCCCGATCTTGACTAGCCGCGCCACCTGGTACCGGGCCAGCGTCAGCGACGCACCCGGCGGGTTGTTGATCGTCACGCCCGCGCCGGGTGCGACTGTCACGAGGCCCGCCCCGAGGCCGGTTATCCGGATCTCCGCACCGATGGGGAACGCGACCGAGGAGTTCGGCGGGATCGTCGCGGTAACCGCGGCACCATTGTTGAGGCTGACGACTTGCCAGGCGTCCGTCAGGACGAACGAGTAGGCCGTGCCCGTCTGCGCGTTGACCGTGGCGCCGTAGGAGTAACGGGCCCCCGACTGATACACGATGTCGAGTTGCGCGCCCGTCCCTATGCTCGGGGCCGGTGGCGCGTCCTCGTCGGAGTAGCCGTAGATCGAGTTGTTGCGGCTCGGGGACGTATCCGACTCCGTGCCCTCGGCGACGATGCCTGCCGAGGCGTGGAGGAAGAAGAACGAGTTCGCTCGTGCGCAGTGACCGTTATGGCCCGCCTTCAGCACGAGACTCTTGCCTGTCCCTCCCGCTGCCACGCCGAGAGCGATGTCGTAGAAGGCGTTGTCGTCCGCATCTTGGATGACGAGCGCGTTGCCGTTCTTGGCGGTGATGTGCATGTTGGTGAAGGTGCAGAAGGCCACGTCGAGTCCGCCATCTACGGCTGCCAGGGTGACCTTCTCCCCTCCGACGGTCGCGGCGTGGTTCCCGCAGCCCGTCAGCGAGGTCGCGGTCACGCCGGTATACGTGAAGGCGACACCGGCGAGGTAGGCGGTGCCGCTTGCCGGGAACCTCGCGGTCGACCCGACATTCACGGTCGCGCTGTTCAGCGCGTTGACGCCGGTCGCGTTCGTCGTCGCGAGGCCGTCGAGGTAAAGGCCGTCGCCGCCTGCCTCGGGAAGGAGGTAGACGCCGTCGAACTCGCACTGGTAGACGTAGTTGAGCCCGGTGTACGTCTGGTCGGTGACCGCGTCCAGGTACAGGGACTTCACGCTGGTCCGCTCGATGAAGACGTTCCGCGTGATGCACTGCGAACATCCGGCCATGCGGAGGCCATAACCAGCCCCGGTCGCGGGGGTGTTCGACCTGCCATCGAGCGTCATGTTCTCCAGCTGTACGCCCGTCAGCGCGAGAGATGCGCCGGTCGCGGGACTCATGTCGAGCATCGTCCCGCCCACGGCGCCGTACCAAAGAAGTCGAGTGCCGCGCGTTGGCGTGAGGCCCTGGAACAAGTAGGACTCCATCCCGCCGCCCCGCCAGGGAGTCGTCGGCTTCACGGTCGTCGTGATCTTGTATGGCGCTGCGGGGAAGTAGACGGATGCGCCGACGGCCGAAGCAGCAGCGTCGGCAGCCACAATCGCAGCGGTGTCGTCGGTGACGCCATCGCCGACAGCCCCGTACGCCATCACGTTAAAGGCGAGGTCGCTGTACGGGTCGAGCAAGTCCCGCAGGCGAGACGGGATGAAGCGCGCGATCCCCATCGGGTTAGGTCAAGAGTCCCAGCACTGGACATAAAGTGCCGCCGACCGCCGTCAAAGTGAGCGGCGCCGCGAGCGGAAACGCGGCCGCCTGAATCCCCTGTTCGAGGTTCGGCATCGCCGACCCCATCAAGGACACGATTTGCCCGGCGTAGTTGGTCATCGCGATCGTGGCGGCGGTGCCTCCCACCGTGCCGTACGCGAACGCGACGTAATAGATCGTTCCCGCAGTGAGCGCGATCCCGCTAGTGAGAGTCACGGTCTGCACTCCGGCCGCAGCGTTCAGCTTCCCCGCCGTAGACCCCGACGAACGCAGCAGCGTCGTCCCGTCCGAGCTGAAGATGCCCACGTCGCAGTTGTCGTTGGTCGTCGCAGCGACAGTCGTCCCGAACGCGATCTTGGTGATAGTGATGCTGACGGGGCAGCGGAACCGGATCGCGTAGGCGCGGCTGGCGGTTCCGACCGTGGCGGCCGCGGCGGGAACGAAGTCCGGCACCCGGATCCCTGTCGCGAACCCGTGCTGGTCAAGCACCACCGGGAGAGCCTGATCCCCGGTGTTCGTTCCCGTCGACGTCCCCGACCCGGCCGGGTAGCGCGCGTCGAATAAGATCGTCAGCGCGGCTTTGACGTTCGCCCACGTCAACCTCTTCAACCCGAACGCCGCAGTGGAGTCGACCAGCGGGAACTCGTCCGCGTCGACCGGCGGCGTCTTCGACGCTGCTGCGTGAGTGGCGACCTGGACCGCGCCGCCGATCGGCGCGTACCGCAAGTCGAGCTGCGCGAGCGTCAGGACGACGGAGCCGACGTCGTTCTTGGTGCCGGCGCGCGTAATCATCAGACGCCCTCCGCGGCCGCGAACGTCTGGGCGATATCTGGTCTCAAGAACACGAAAGCCCGCACAAAGGCGGGCTCGAGGCGGTCCTGTGGCGTTGCGGGAGGGAGGGTAGCGTCAGCCGTCCTAATCCGCAAATCCCTGCTCGCGCCGCTCGCGTCTCTCCTCGTCGCGCATCACCTTCCGGAGCGGGTCACTGCCCGCGATCGCGCCGCCGACACCACGACCGATCGCCGGGATCCCGCGCAGCCCTTTCGTGTCTCCGCTCGCGGTCCCGGAGCCGGGCGTGTCGATCTCGCGTTCGACCTCGCGGAGCTTCGCGCGCTCCTCCGCTTCGCGCAACTCGGCGCGTTGCAGCCACGCGCCGAGTACTCCCTTGAGGCGGGGGTCGTCGCTGTAGACGAGACGCACTTCGTCATCGGCGTCGCTCACGCATCGTCCTGCATGAACTGCATCAGCCGGTCACGGTCGGCCGGCTCGACCAGGAACCCGCACCGCCGGCACGTCGGCCACGTCCTCCCGAGTCCCTTGACGTCGACGGGGACGTGCTCGCCGCACTCCCACGGGAGCCGGTCGCCCTCGAACATCCGCAACGTCAGAGCCTGCGCCCGCACCTGTTCTTGGCCCATCGCCGTCATCCGGCCGGGACGTCCTTCACGTCCTCCGGTGTGAACACGACGCCGAGCGACACCGGCGGGATCGGCTCGCTGAAGATCTTGAGACACACCGTGCCGCCGCGACCGAGCTGCTCGAGCTCTTCTGGCGTCGGCTTCCAATACGACGCGACGACGTTGAGGCCGAGCGACGACGGCTCGCGCCGGCACGGCAGATCGCCGATGCCCTCGTGCGGGCCGCGATACGTGAAGTTGCACCAGCTGTTCTGGACAGGATCCATTTAGAGTCACACTCCCTTTCGGTTGTAGACGGACAGGCTCATCCGGCGCGCCGGCGCTTCGTCCGGACGGGGCCGCAGTGGAGACAGGCGAGGTGGCCGCGCCGGTTCGCGCTCTTCGGGACGAGCACGACCGGGCCGCCACACATCACCGGCTGCAAGATCGGCCGCCGACGCCGGGCCCAGTCGACGAGGCCGCGCCAGCCGCGACGGCGGCGCTGCCGGATCTCGACAAGCCGGGGGCAACGCGACCCGGTCAGCTGCGGCCGGTAGGTGCCCGGATACTTCGTCGCGCGGGCCGGCCACGGCACGTCGCCCATGCCGCGCATCTGGTTGAGAAACTTCCGCTGCCGCTTCGAGTGCTTCAGGTTCATTGGATTCCTCTCATCGCCGCGACCTCGAGCTGGATCCGCTTCGAGGCGAGGCGTAGGTGGTGGCGGACGGTGCTTTCGTCGATGCCGAGATGAAGGCCGATCCGGCGGTTGCCGACGCCTTGCGCCTTGAGGCGCAGCACGTCGATCTGGCGCTCGCTGCAGACGCGCTCGATCACCTCACGCAACTCAGGCGCGATGCCTTCCCAGCTCGCGTGGCTCACTGCGTGAGCTCGACGATCTCGCCGTCGCGCTGCCAGCGCCGCCCGCGGCCGTTGCGTCGGAGCCGGAACCAGCCGGACAGGTACGCGACCCGGTCGCGACAGGCCCCGCACAGCTCGACGCGGAGCCGAGGCAGCCGCGGATCCACCGTCGTCGCCACCGGCGTGTTGCAGATCGCGCAGCTCAGCGGGAGTCGTTCCTGGCGCCGACGATCGCGCGGAGCGCTCCGATCGGCAGCTCAGCGAGCGAGACGCCAGACTCGAGCAGAAACGCGGCCGCGAGCTTCGGCCGGCCCGACAGCTCCGTCGCGAGGACGAAAGCACGGTCGTAGTGCGCGCTCCCGAGCGCACGCGAGATGTCGGCCATCCGGATCACGCGAACAGCAACAGGTCGTCGTCGTGCGGCGCGATGATCGCGGCCGCCTTCTGGAACAACTCCGCCGCCGCGCCCGCGACCGAGCCGCCGCCGGCGCGGACATCCCAGCCGGACGGGTGCGTCGCGATCAGCAGCACGCCGCCGCCAAACGCAGGCCGACGATGCACCGTCCAGCCGTTCAGCTCGAGAACCTCGATCAGCGCTTCACCGAAGCCAGCGCAATCGCCGAGCCGCTGGAGCGGCTCAGACGGCGATAAAGATGTAGCGGCGCGAGACACGGCATTCGAGCTCCAAATCAGATGGAGAACACGAACGCCCTCAGCCTCAAGCGACCTTGTCGGGCAACATCAGAATGCGCCCACGACCGGACGACTTCAATCCCCGGAAAGGGGGAACGAGTTATTCAAGCCACGCCAAACGGCGCCACCGGCTATTTCAGCTATTCCGGCGGAATCGACACAACCGGCCAACCGGGCTCGTCCGGCCATTCAACGAGCGACCGCTCAAGATCGCCCTGCGTGTAGTAGTCGAGCGTGCGACCCCACACGACCTTGCCGTGCTTCAGAAGGAACTCGAGCCGCTTGTCCCCCACCCCCGCATTCACGCGAGGCTGCCGCGCGAGAAGCTCGATGAGCATCCTCTCGGTACAACGCTCCGGCAGCACGATCGCAGGCACACCCTAAAGCCTAACCTGAGGGTTGGCCAGCTTGCAAATTTTCCGGCTTGCTAGCCAGCAGGCACGGGGCCGACGATCTCACGTCGACAATGCGGGCACACGGTGGCGCCCCGATTGACGGGCTCTCGGCAGAGTGGGCAAACGGTCTTCGAAGTCGACGGCGCCGGCCGGACGTTCGACGTCGGAGGCGTCGGGCGGACGATCTGCTCGACGAGGGCGGAGCCGCAGTGCTGGCAGCGAGAAGCGTTCGGCTTCACGTGCTTACGGCACTCTGGACAGATGCTCGAGAACAGCACGCCAGTCTTCGTGCGCCGTCGCGTCGTGCCGTACTTCGCCTGGTAGATCGCTACGCCGACGACCCCGACGATCACGATCACCCAGGCCGCGCTGGCCGAGACGTGAAGAATCGACGCGACGATCGCCACGAGGATGATCGTCGCGATGAGGAGTCCGATCACGTCGCGACCTCGAGGTATACCCTCTTCATCCGTCGGACTCTACGAGGCTGAACGGGCCATGTCTAGATCGGCCAGTGACATTTCATCGGCCGGAGTCGTATCGTCATAGACACGTGACGGGCGGCGAGCAAGAGCTCATCGAAGACCTCGCTCGCGCCGTCGGGCTCGCCGTCCGCGCGCTCACGCACGTCGAGCACGCACTTCGACAGATGACGCCGGCTCCTCAAGCAGCTCGAGCGCGGCCGCCGCTTCAGCTCGTGCCACCTCCAGATTCGCAAGCTGCTCAGCCGGAACAAGCAGGCTGAGTTTCGCGTCGATCCCGGCGAGCAGATCCTCGATCGCGGCCAGCCGCTCGAGCGTCGTCTGCTCTTCCTCGTCGTCGCCGCGTAAGAACCACTCGACGGGACGTCCAAGGATCTTCGAGAGCTCACGCATCTGGCGGTACGGAATGACCTCGCCGCGCTCGTAGTTTTGGAGCGACCTCGTCGAGAACGGCGCGAGCTCGGCGAGCTGTTCCTGGGTAAGCCCAGCCTCCCGGCGGGCTAGCGCGATCCGGGCTCCGATCTCCTTGGCCTCGAACTGCGCCATGAGAAGGAACCTACGGAACTCACTGCTCCGTGTCGCCGCAGTTTCTTGCGTTGTCGTCTGTCTGCGCATAAGTTACGTCCGATGTGCCTGTTAGCTTCGTGCCTCGAAAGCTGCGTGTCAACTACGTGTCGGTAGGAGGAACGTGAACGAAGACCTCGGAGGACGGATTCGGCGGGTGCGCGAGCGCCGCGTCTTGACCCAGGAAGAGGCCGCGGCAGAGCTCGGTTTCCCTGTCCGCTCGCTTCAGTCGTACGAAGCCGGCCGGACGCCGAGGCAGGCGCGTCGCCGGGTTCTTCTCGCGTGGCTCCAACAGCACGAGGCGGCCGCGGCGTGAGCGACGAGCACGTGATCGCTCTCGCTGTTGTCGGGAGTCTCGGCGCGCTCGCGCTCGGGCTGGCGCTGGCGGGCGCGGTGCAGCATGTCGCGTGGTGGCTGGCTGATGAGGGGCGTCGGCGGCGGGCGCGGCGTCGCCACGGCTATCTGTCTACGGGGGGGGTGCGGTGATGGGGAAGCGCACCGATGTGGATTTCCTGCTCGAGGTGCTCCGGGACGGTCAGCAGCACGAGCTGACGGAGATCATCGGCCGGTCGATCGACGCGCGCGGGTGCGGGATGACCGTTCACAGTCGCGTGGCGGATCTGCGGAAGCGCGGCTGGAAGATCAAGAACCGCGTCGTCCATACGGAGGGCCGTCCGCTGTCGTACTACCAGCTGTTCGGGTTGAAGGAGGCGTCGGATACCGGGCCCACACCCTCCGCCGGCGTCTCCTTGAGCCCGAGCGGCGCCGCGGTCGTTGAGGTGTCGGACGAGGAAGTGTGGGAGGGGCTGCGGATGCTCGACTTCGCGCCCCCGGTCTCGGACGCTGAAGGTTTCGCGGAGGAGGGCGCCGAGCAGCTCGGGCTGCTCGGCGGGGATCCGCACGCGGCGCCTGGGGCGTATTCGGTGGAGGCGGCCTGAGTCGTGGACGGCATCGCGGCTTCGGGCCTTCGGGCGCACGTTGGCGACTGCCGGTCGCGGCTCGTCGACGGTGACGAGCAGGCGCGTCTTGTTGAGGCGCTGCTTGATCTAGCGCGTCGTTGCCGTCGTTTTGCGCGGTCGGCGGCGGGCGGGAGCGGCTTTGACGCTGCGTTTGAGGGTGGCGGCGAGGTCGACGGTCGGCGGCCGGTCGGCGGGTTCCTGGTGCTGCTTCACGGCGGGCCGGCTGATGGGCTTTCCGGCGAGGAGCCGTTCGCGCAGCTCGAGCATGCGTGGGCGCTCGCGGCTGGCGAGATCGATGTCCGGGTTGAGCGGCCGGGTGTGCCGGTAGACGAGCTGCCGGGTCAGATCGAGGAGGTGGTCGCTGACGGTTCGTGTCTCGGCGTCGACGCCGAGGTCCGCGGCGAGCTGCCACGGGTCGTCGTGGACGAGGTCTTCGCCGAAGTAGAGGATCGCGAGGTCGAGCAGTCCTGCGTGGCTGCCGATTGCTGCGATCTTTTCGCCGCGCCAGGTGAACCGGACGATGCCGGCGACGTCGAGCTCGGCGATCGCGCACACGAGGAGGCAGTAGGCGTCGAATCCGATCGGGCTCGACGGGACGAGGTGGTAGTGCTTCTTGACGAGGCGCGGGTCGATCGCCGCCGCCGGCGTGAAGCACTCGATCGGGATTCGACGCGTCTCGGGTTCCTTGACCGCGCTGAGGTCGTCCGCGCTGGGCGTCTGATAGCCGCCGCCCGGGGCAATCTCGAACGCGCGGATCAGCTCTTCCGGCTCGAGCAGCTTCTCGTGCAGCTGGCAATACGGCCGGAGGCTGATCGGGGTCTCACACGCGGCGTGGAGCGTCCGCAGCTCGGTCTCGTGCTCGCGGACGGCGGTCGCGATCCCGACGGGGATGACGAGTTCGCCGAGCTCGAGTGTGCCGTTCCACAGCGTCCTCTCCATCTCAACCTCGACCTTAGCCTTAGCCGATGACGGAGCAACTCGATCGCGAGCGGGTCTCGGACGTGGCCGCGGTCTGCGACCTCTTCCTGACCCTCAGCCCGCAGGTCCGGATCGCGACAGCTGTCGATGTGATCTGCGACTTCGAGGGGATCCCTTCCGACTTTGAGCGGCGCACGATCCGCCGGCTCCTCGAGCACCGCCTCGACGAAGAGATGGGGATGGCGGCGTGAGCGTCCGTGTGATGAACGAGGTGTTCGAGCGGTCGATGTCGACGGCTGTGACGCGGCTGGTGTTGTTGGCGATCGCGGATCAGGCGAGCGACGACGGTGTGGCGTGGCTGCCGGTCGATTCGGACGAGTCGGAGAAGAAGACGATCGCGAAGAAGGCGCGCTGCTCGCGCGCGACGGCGTTCAGGGCGATCGAGTCGCTCGTCGAAGCGGGCGAGTTGCAGGTCGTGAAGGTCCGGCGTGGGAGGTCAACGATCAGCGTCTACCGGGTCGTCGTGGGGCGCATTTCGCGCGTGCCGGTGGACTACGACCGGCTGCCGTTCGACCTTCCGCACCCGTTTGGTTCACCGTCTCATTTTGAGACGGTGGCCACGGTCTCATCTGAGACGGTTCAGGGTCTCAAATCTGAGCGTTCAGGGTCTCAATCTGCGATTTCTGTCCTATCTATAGATCTTGATCCGTTAGTAGATCCATTAGAGATCCAGGGGCAGCACCCAGAAATTGGGGAAGGCGACCCCGATCCGCGCCTTCTCGCGATGAGGCTCGTCTCGAACAATCGAGGCGTCCGGGCGTGGCTTCGGAACGCGGGCCATCACTACGCCGAATCGCCGCGTGACTTCGCCTCGGAAGCACTCGAGGTGCTCGGCGCGCGCGACGGGACGATCGTCGAGGAGTACCGGCAGTTCGCCGCGGCCGACACGCCGCGGCAGGCGTACGAGCGGTGGATCGACGAGACCACGGATCTTCCGCTCGACGAGATCTCCGCGGTCATCAAGACGTGGGACGACCTCGACGACGTCGAGCGGCAAGAGCTCCTCGAGCGTGCCGAGCACGTCCGCGCGGCTACCGGGCCAGGGAAGCGGGCCGCGGCGTGACGTCGCTCTTCGTCGCTGACGCCGTCTTCGCGCTCGCGCTGGTCGCCGGCGCCGTCGCGTGGCGCCGCACGTCACGGCAGACGAAGCAGGCCGCGCGCCCGACGGCTCCGGTTCGGCCCTACCGGCCGGAGCCGTCGCTGGCAGGCAGCGACGCCCCGATGGTG